GGTTAACATTGGGGCTAACCTCCTTCTCAACAAAGAATGTATCTCCCAACCTAACATCTATACTCGAAGCATTGATAAAGTCAGGGTTACACCCCTTCATGTAGCCTTGGTCTAGCAACTCTTTTATTTCTATTCCTGATAATGTACTCATGCTTTTAGTTCCCTTATGGCCCAAGCTAAATCGTTTACTGCCCATGTGAGGGCGTCCTCAGCTGAAGCCCCGTTAGTTTTACTATCCTTTATCCTATTCAGCAGGCCTTCAAGGAACTTTGCAGTCGGCGCAGTACGGTTCTCTATACTGTCTACCAAATCTTTATGGCTGAAGATTTTATGCTCATTGCTGTCAGCAACATTTTGCTCAGGTGTCACCACGCCCTCAATTACCCTCTCAGAATCAACCCAACCGTTGCGGTCTAGCTCCATGTTGCATTGGTTACGGATCTCGGCTACATCTTGTAGATACGATTTGCCTCCATTACGGTTGCCACAATCCCAAAGTTTCTTTTGGCTATGTGCCATTATGGGGCTGTGCTCTAGTGCTTCTGCGACCATGTAATAGTCAGCCTCAACTTCGATTAGCTCTTTGGTGCCTGGCTTAAAGGCTTTGAATTTCTTTAAGTATGCCATTACTTCTTCTCCTCTTCCCATTGGGCTAGATATTTAGCTCTCCAGGGTTTCCAGTTTAGTTTACAGTTATCCTCTGCGTATTTTGACTCCGGGCAAAACCCCCTATATACGCATTGTGGTACGCAAGCTGATGCTAATGCAGGCTCCAAGGCCTTCAGTTTGCCTATTATGCGATACCAAACGCCCCTTGTCTCTTTGGACGACTCATGACACATTCTCCTAGAAGATACATTTATGAAAGCTTGCGCGTTTAGTGTTATGAACATGTCTACAGGAGCGCCTTGAGGTAAATCATCCCGCGGAGTTGGCTCTCCCGTCCTGTCAGTTCTTTGTGTCTTTACAAAGGGCTCGAACCCTAGCGTGTGACGGGTGAAGTGGGTCGCAACCCAAGACTTAATGCCCTCTATTTGTATAGTGAAAGTGAGATTTCTCAGCGGGGAATGTTCTGAGCGTATCATATCCTCTTTGAATTTATCAGAGGGCTCTTTGAACTCTAGCACTTTCTTCCCGACAGTAACTCTAGCAGTGTTCAAAACTTCACACCACTGAGTATTCTTCTTTATTTGTATGTGCATTATTTATCCTTTCTTGAACCTCGATTTAAAATCCTCTAGGCATGTATCCGCCCAAGTTGTCGCCACTGTGGATCTCTGGCAGTTACTTGAAGATGCTACAGCGCACCAAGCTTTGACCCATACATCTTGATGTATTGCTTCCTCTGTTGGATATTGTTTCATACTATTTATCCTTTCTTGAATCTAGGGCCTTCCCAGCCCTCTGCGTGGTAAATACATCCTTCAGCCCACTTAGGCTGATTGGCGAGTAAATCTTCAAAATCTTTTATGTCGTGGCCTATATCCCCTTCGGCTATGCATTCATCATGGACATGACCGACTATATTCCAACGCCCATCATCTTGTACTGCTTGCATGCCATCCCTTAGCAGATCTCTTGCTACTGCTTGGATGGCGTTCTCGCAATATAGGCCTCCGTACAAACTGCGCCTAACCCACTGCCCCTCTTTGATAGCACAAGCTGAGACTTGCTTGCCCCCAAAAGTGCCGTCTACTAGCTTGGGGAATGGATAGGACAAGAAACGACCGCTTGGTAGCTTGCACAATAAGAACTTTCTGTCCCTTGTCAAACCATAAGTCACCATGTGAGTCGAGTGCATGCGCCCTGTCTTTACTGTGGCAGTGGCAGCACGATCTAAAGCACCCCACATCTCCACTATTTTATTGTTAGCTCTGCGATACCCTGCGTGAGCATCAGCTAGGACTTGTTCATCTACTTTGATGCCCCAGTTTTCACAGGTAGTAGCAAAAGTCTTAAGCCCCATTTGATACCCGAGCCCCAGCACAGCAGCCTTGCCAAGTTGCCTTTGCTCGCCTGTAACTGACTCATAAGGCACTCCATAAATTCCCGAAGCTTGGACTTTGTATAAGTCAGATTTAGCCCGGAAAGCTTTTTGATAGTTCTCTTCCCCCGCCATCCAACCAAGTACTCTCGCCTCAATGCCAGCGTAGTCAGCTACATAGAACTGTTTACCTGCAGGAGCTTTCATTAATCCTCTAATACAAGAACTGAAAAGCCCCATTACATCAGGGTACATAGAAGAGACAAAATCCAAATCATTACACTCAGCAAGCATATCACAAGCAGAGTCAGTATCTTTGACGTTCCCCCTTGGTAGGTTGTGGAGCTGAACTAGTTTACCTGTCCAACGCCCTGTGCCTGCTCCATGGAACAAGAACATACCTCGAAGCCTGTCATCATTACATATTGCACCCCTAGCAGTGTCATACTTAGCTACTGAGGTCTTGGAGGCTATTTGGCGATGCTTGATGACTGTTTTGACTATATCAGGAGTGCTATCTTTAGCCAGGAGGTCCTTAAGAGTTGCAGCCGTTGTGTCCTCAACTTCCACCCCTCTCTCCTGCATCCACTCTAGCAGTTTACCTACTTGAGTAGGCTTGATACCGATTAAATCAAAACAGTCATCAGCGTTCTTCTTCTTTACAAGTGGCCCCATAGAAAGCACTGAGTCCATAACCTGACGGTCAGCGTAACACCCATAGGAATTGATTTGGTCATCTAATTCGTAAAGCTTCTGTTCGTCAGGGTGTAAGTCCGGTAGAGCTCTGTCTATCGCTTGCTCCACAACTACGTCCTGTCTACAGTATTCTAACGTAGCCTCCCACTCTTCAGGACTGTCATCAGGCATTAACCTAACGCCATTCTTGTCGGGCTTGCAGAATTTCATCATGGACTTCTTACCTGTGTCATCTTTGCGCACTAAATCTAACACTTTAGACGCTCTGTCGAGGTCTCTTGGTAGAGCCCTAGCAGCAGCCTTGGCCGCAGTACAGATAACTTTCTTTTTGCTCCAGTCTATCTCACCGAACAGTTCAACGCCGTGGACGGATTTAATGCACTGGCGCTCAAACGAGGCATTGTGTGCAGCTAATTCAATGTTTGGGTCGCGCACTAAGTACCTAAGAGACGTATCATATATATCACACTCCTCAGATACAGTCGGGACTCCATCACCCAAAGCCCAAGCAGCACATATAATACGGAAGCTTTCGTGTTCGCAGTACCTATAGTGGCCTACTTTGCGTATGTCGAGCTCGCAATAAGTCTCAAAGTCTAAATGTAATCTTTGTTTCATAAGTTCCTTCCTATAAGAAAGAGAGCCCTGTGATAGGACTCTCTGTGTTGGTTTTCTTACTACTCGAAGAACTCTTCACCTTCTGATGCTTCACCTTCAGGTGCCGCCTCAAAGACTTTAGTTGCATCTGTCATGCCACCACCTAAGCTGTCACCCTTAGATTTCATTTGAACTGCATTAAGATACACTCCTACACCTTTACCACCGGTTGCATGGTCGTAAGCTGCGAAGTTAACTTGAGCCACTGCATAACACCCACTAAAGAACTCTTCTTCACTTGTGATAACAGTGTTGAATTTATCCACTACGCCTACACGCTTTTGATTCTTGCAGCTCACAAAAGTAGAATCTGCATAAGCTTCATCTCCTGGGCGATCTGCATTACCATCTTTAAATGGCCATTTGAAAGAAGAACCTTTTACCAGCGCCTCTGCTTTGTCCCCGAACTTCTCTTTAGCTGCTTTGAGAGCGGCTGCTTTCATAGGCTTAAGGTCTGTACCTTTTGGGAATATCATAGACATTGAGTGTTCTTCTTTTCCACTGCTAGTGTTTAGCTTCGGAGTGAAGATGAATACGTAGCTTGCTCTGAACTCAGGTGTGATGAATGTTACTGCCATAGTTGGCTCCTTTTTATCTGTTTTGTGTTTTGTGTTTTGTGTTTTTACCAAACTTATTGCTTGGTAGATTAAAGTTACTTTACATTCGCAATAATAGCAAGGGAAAGTAACAAAAAACTTAAATTAATTTATTTTGAGCTAAAAACTGCTTGAGCGTCAGCCCCAGCATCTACTGAAATCTCTTTACCTTTGTCTGCCTGGGAGACAAGTTTCATCTTAGCTTCAGGTCGGAAAGTTAAAGCTTCAATATCCTTCTCAAGCTCAGGAGACAATTTCTTTATCTGAGTAGGTGTCTTAAGGTCGCGCTCTTTAAACACTTCCTCACCTACCATAGCTTCCAGGAACTCAATAGACTCATCTTTGTTCTCCCAAGTCTGATTGCCCTTGCGCCCCATAACAAGCTTAAGTCCTTCAAACTTGGAACCTGATGTAGTTTTTTGATAGAGATAAGCGTCTACAGCTTCAAGGTATTTCTTAACAGCGTCCTTGATGAGAAACACTTTGACTAGCTCTTTGTCTGTAATCTCAGCATAGTGAGGGTCTGCAGGCTCGAAAGTCTTCCTAGCCATCTCGTTTACTGCTTCGTATTGGGCAGGACACTCTACTTTACCTTTGCACCAACGGCACCAGTCGCCAATGTTACACTCCATGGAGCCGCTCGATGCTTTGGCTGCTGCTTCTTTTACCTCGTGCATAAACAACTCTAGGTCAGCAATAGGTAGCCCCCACGTAGAGTGATTGTTCTTACGAGGCTGATAGATAGTAATCCTAACAGTCTTAATCCTCTTTTTATCTGATGCTTTGAGATTGTCGTACGCGCCCCAAGCATAGAGCATGCCTTGCTTGTTCTTATATGCATCTACAGACAGTCCAATACCAAACTTAAGATCAATCACATGGAGTACATCACCTTGAATAAGGCAGGCATCAGCAGTACCAAAAATGCCATACTCTTTAAGGATAGTGAATCTCTCCTCAATACCTACATGAGAAGCAAAAGCTGACTCGCCCCTAACCATGTCTACATATTCAGAGATGTGAGGCACCATTGCATCAGTGATCACCCATCCCTCGATATCTTGCCCTACAAAACTCTTAGGGTCAAGTTCTTCAAGTAGGCACTTCTCAGCTACAGCATGAGCAGCAGTGCCTTCCTGTGCAGCGTCACTTGAGTTGTTAGGTTTACCTTTGGATAAAGTTACACTGCCGGGACAGTTCATCCATCTAGATGCCCCCGATGGACCTAGCTCTGAATGAGCAGGTTGTTCAGCTGACATTACTCGCCTACTTTTTCTAGTGCTTTGTTGATCGCCTCAATAGCTTTGATCTTACCTTCAAGGTCTAGCTGAGGGAAAGCTTTAACTTTGAAGTCTTTTTGCACCTGTTGGAAGGCAGCTTTGTCAGCTTTGAACAGTTTCATACCTACAACTTTAAGCTCTGCCATAGCTTGAGCTTCATCTATTACTGGTACTCCGTCTATGCGCTCTACCACCTCAGCTTGCTCCGCAGGTTCCTCTTTCTTAGCTTCAGCCTCTTTCTTAGCTTCAGCCTCTTTCTTAGCTTCAGCCTCTTTCTTAGCTTCAGCCTCTTTCTCTCTTTTTGCTTTGGCTGTGCGAGTCCTAGACTCTCTAGCTTTGATGTCATTAGAGTCTTTCTTCTTTTGCTCTGCGTCAGATAGAGCAGGTTCTTCGCTCTCGCGCTTACCTTCCATCTCTTCCTCTTCTGCGCGTTTCATAGCAACAGCGTTGGCCGTCATTGGCACATCTACTAGAGTACCTTCGATTACAGAAGCAATAGCAGTTTGGAGCCTAGCAGTGCTTAGGATTAACTCCTCTAGTACGCTTTTCTTGATTGTTAGACGTGAACCCGATTTATTTGATTGAATAGCCATGTTAACTCCTTGTGTTAATATGTGTTGGCATTACTTTGTTTATTACCTCAGTCTTCTCCAAGGCTCTTTTTAGAACATATTCATCTATGGAATTGTGGATAGTAAGTATGTCTACTTTAAGAGGCTCCATAGTGTCATCTCTTATTATCCCTCTATCAGTGGCTTGGTGTATTGTACCTGGAACCCATGAGCTCTCCAGCATGATAAGCCTGTCAGCCCTTGATAGCGTTACTCCTTCACTAGCAGCTTGTATGTTGCAGATTATCAGATTAGTGTCGCCATTCTGAAAAGCATCTACAGCCTTTAGAGTCTTAGTTGCAGACTGTCCCCCGACTATCTTTACTGGATTGTGCTCCTGCAACGCATCCTCAAGTGTAGAAGCTACTATTTTGTGATGCACAAAGACTATTATTGACTCTCCGATAGATAGGAGACACTCAATGTCTTCAGCGTACATCTCAGCTTTCTTCTCACCTTGCATCCTAAGTATCTCAGCGAGCCCGTCAAAACCTTCAGGGCTTGCTTCAGACACTATGTCTTTAAGGTTAAACTCTTTCTCCCTCTCGTCCACCGGTAGGTCGAGAGCTTTTACTTTTATTACTTTTTCCCGGTACCCACCTATCTCCTCACGATCCATAACTACCATGTGAGGAGCGAGCAGTTCTTTAAGTTCAGCTTCATTTGATGATCCTCTAACGTCCCACTGGCCAAAGTGATTCTGATAAGCGCTCGCATACCTTTTAGCAAAAGCAAACCAAGACATGTCGGTTATGCCAAGGCCGTTTAGTAGTGGCCATATCTCAATAGGTCTGTTCGGGATAGGTGTTCCTGAGAGGCATACTATCTTCTCGGCACCTTTCATAAACTCGGTAGCTATCTTAGTTCGATTAGCTTCAGGAGATTTTAGGCGGTGTGCTTCATCAAATATGATAGACTTAGGTTCAAAGTCAATGTCAGATAAGGAGTCATAGCTTGTGATTACCACGTCTTTTCCTATACAGGAAGTTTTGTGGATGGTCTTGACTTGCTTACTCTCCATAGTCTCAGTCTTTGGGTCCAGTCTTTCATATCTAACATAGATGTCGTCAGTTGGTACCTTCTTAACTACATCCACCTCAGTATCAGCCCACAGCCCCATCTCTCTGATCCATATCTTTGATATAGCAGCAGGACAAACTATGAGAAGAGGCCTAGGGAAATCGATACTAAGTCTACATGCTACAGGAGTTTTACCTGTTCGCATCTTCATAGCAAGTATCACAAAATCCTTCTCTTTAGCTATGTCAAAAGCTATTTGCTGATGTGGGTAGAGTTGCATTTAATACACCAGCCCAAAACCTTTTAATATGTCGTCCCTCTGCGCTAGTAGAGCGTCTAGCCCTCCCACTCTTAAGCCCAGGTCTACAGCATGTTTGGCGCAAGCGTCTAAAGTTGAGAAGTATTTGCGGTTTACCTCTACACGTTTACCTTTGTTCGCGGTTTCAGTGTCTATGACTTTAGACTCTACTAAAGCCCAATTATATCTATCTACAGGCTCTATTTTTAGATCTACGCTCATCTCAAACCCCATTTGCTTAACTCACGCACTACTTCGTACCTTCTTTTCACTGGAATATCTCTAGCTCCACACATGAACTGGGACAGCTTATTGCCCATGCCCAGCCCTACACTCACACCACGTACATTCACAAAAGAAGTCTTGATAAAGTGTTTGATCTCTTCGTCAGTATAGTTGTCAAACTTAGGAGCCATTGGGTACTCCATAAGAAACATCTCTACTTGCATTTCATCTTTCTTCTGTACTGTGCGACCTCTAGTGTAAGAAGACAAAGCTTTGTCATCCATACCTAGATTGTGGGCTACCTTAGTCCACTTAACTCTTTTACCATGTTTCTTGTTCCACTGAACAAGCTTGTCTGTTAATTCACTCATCATCCTACCTTTCTTAAAAACTAAAAATCCCGCAAGAGCCAAAACAATCAAAATTTCTACTCTAGTAGAGGGTGGGTGCTCATGTGATGTTAGAGCCACCCGACTCTTGCAGGACTTATTTGCCGGTACTGGATTTGAACCAGTGTTGTAGGGAACGAAAGCCCTTTGTCCTAAGCCACTAGACGAACCGGCAGAGAAGGTCTTAGCTTGATGAATCAGAGGCTAAGACGCGATTACTGCATCTGTAAAGGCACAAAACTTGGTTAATAAAACAACCCGGTTTAGTTGGAATGTTTCAGTCTCATGCCCCTACATACACAATAATATATTAAGTAATCAAAATAGTCAAGCTTTTTTGTTACTTTTTTTATTCTTCTTCCCAATCGTCGTATGCTGATCCTGTATCTTCGTCGTGGAGTGTTGCTCGCCCTAGTGCCATTATCGTAGCTACTACGCCATCTATCTTGTTCTCTACTCTAGTCTTACGTGGGAATATGTTATCTTTGGCATCAAAGTGGCAGACGGTGTTGGCCACATTCCAGCGCATACATGGGTTTCCTTCATGAACCATCTTGTCAGATATGATAAGAGCATCGAAAGCTTTCATAGGCTCACTCATAGTAGCTACAGTATTGCGGTATTCAATAGGCTCTAGTCCATGCTTCTGCATGTTCTGTGCCATTTGAGTAGATTGCCAAGGGTCAAAAGCTACCTCTTCAATCTCAAACTTCTTACAGTTCTTGATCACGTCTTCTTCAATAGTAGCGAAATCAGTCACATTGCCAGGTGTAGCTTTGATGTACCCGTCATGTACCCAGCCAAGATATTGTGAGTTTTCACCTTGCTCTGCTGCCTCTTGTGGCAAGTAGAATTGAGTGAATAGAATATACTTATTGCCAAATGGTACTTTTAGTATCTCACATGACTCATCATCTAGAGTAAACAGATACGATACAGCAGCCAAATCCTTCTTTGACGCAAGGTCAATGCCCACAAAACACTCAGTGAACATACCTTGCATTTGATCCATCTTAACGTGGGGGTTAGATGCGTTATCCCACTTAACCATATCCATCCAAACACTATCAGCGTTCATCCACTGATTTAGATGCTTAGTCCTAAAGTTGTTTTGGAAACTCGGTATCGTCATGGCCTTTTTAGCAAGCTGTTCTACTATCTCAGGTCTTACAGCAGTGCCCCAACAAGGGTTTGCTTTTTCCCATGAAGCGGGCTGAGTCCAGTCGTCCCATTCATCAAGAGTGTACATGATACCGAAAACAGAGTCGTCATCCACTTCCCGTAACAGGACTGACTCCATGTATGTTCTCTCTTCGTAACATACGCCCCCAGTGTCAAACCCAGCTGTTGTAATCATCCAAAGCATAGACTGTAGACGTTTACCGATACCTGTCACAAGTACATCGTATACTTCACGGTTCTTATGTGCGTGAAGCTCATCGACTATGCCTGCATGGATATTAAGACCATCTAAGTGATTACCTTCAGTTGATAGGGGTTTGAAGAATGACCCCGAGTCTTTATGTTCCATGTGGTGAGCAAAGCATCCGACTCCTATCTGTTGTTTGAAGTCAGGTGCCATGTTTGCCATCATTTTTGCTACATCGAATACGATTTTCGCTTGGTCGCGTGAAGTTGCTGCAGAATATACCTCTGCACCCATCTCGTTATCAGCAGTCATCATGTAAAGACCCACCGGAGATGACAACGCGCTCTTACCATTCCCCCTTGGTACTTCAATGTACATGCGCCTAAATCTACGTTGGTGGGTCTCAGTGACCTTCCAGCCAAAGCATGTAGTGAGTACGAACTTCTGCCAAGGTTCTAGCATGAGGGGTTGTCTAGCTAGAGGCCCTTTCACGTGAGGCATCAATTGAACAAAATCAACTACTTTATCTGCATCAGCAGGGTCAAAGTAGATAGTGCCACCTTTGCAGTCCCTCTCTATGTCACGATATTGGCGGCATACAGCACGTCGAACTAAGTTGCACACCACTGTCTCTCCAGTTTGCACTGAGTCACAATACAGAAGTGAGTCATAGCTGTGGCCTTCTGCTCCTGTAATATCTTCAAAGAACTCTCTAGCATCTTTGCTAAGAGGTGTGATGTAATATACATCTATTTTAGGTTTACTTTCGCTCATCTAAAGGCCTCCCGTAAGCATCCATTGTAGGCCTCCTGCCTTCTAGTGGTCTACCAAAACACCCCCTCTGAGTGACCCCTCTCTTATCCACTTTTTTCTTGGCTTTGACCAGTCTTGCTTCAAAGTCTTCCTTATTAGAGAAAGTGCCCGGCTTTATCTTAGCAAGCCCTTCAATAGGATTTTTGAGGGCAAGTCTTGATCTTCTTATGCGCAGGGCTTCTCCTGCTTTTAATCTAGCTTCTTCTGAGGTCTCTTTTCTTCTGATCCTGCCCATAGCAGCTATCTCGGCGTTGCTTAATATGACCCCCACCCCATTAGGTATTATAGGTAAGTTATCATCTAAATCACAGTCTGATACCATATTGTTAGCTTTTTTGCTTGTTATGTAGTGCTCTTGTGGGTTTACTGCTACTAAAGACCCGTCAGGCTCACGCTCAACTCTCACTTTATATCCACGGTTGACTAAAGTACTCTTAGCTCTATCAAACTCAAGCTCCCCTTCACTATAGGTATCTTTTATAGAAGGCACCCACTCTAAGTTATCAGCATGGACATTAAGCCTGTTATTGTCTATACAGTTAATGTACTTATGCCCAGCTGGATTATCTACCCAATGCTCGGCCACTAGGTTCTTAAGCACAACATAGCCTGACATGGTACTACCATTAGAAGTACCCCTAACTATAGTTACCACTACTTCAGAAGGAGCAGACTTATTGTCCCGCACCGTTAGTTTTAAAGGGCCTTGTACTCCATACACTTTCCCACATTTTGACACTCTATATTTACGTCCGCCACCTTCAGGGGCAAAATCTTTAAATTCCATTATGCTGCGTCTCCTAGAAGACCATCGAGTAGGTCCTCACTGTTAAACTTCTCACCGCTGGACTCTTCTAGCCACTCAGCAGCGAGTACTATATCTTCTCTGTCAATATCTAAGCACATGTACGACTCTTTGAGTACTTGATGCTCTACTCTTATGGCCAATAACATAGCGCAATACATGTCGCCATTTACATACTCGCACTCGACAGCAAGGGATGAGTCTTCTAGTTCTATCTCTTGCTCGCTCTCAGTGATAGGGTACTCTCTGCAGAAGTACCTCCACATTTTGTTAGCTTTTATGATCTTAGCCATGAGCTTGTTTGAGTTACGCTTTCTGTCCTTGGCTATGACTAAGAACTGCTCCAATAACACTCCCTTGAACATGTCGAGCCTCTCCTCTCCGGAGCTGTCCCGTATCGAGTCTTCCATGTCTGAATAGTTTGCCTGCTTGTGGTTCTTCTTTAGGCTCGGCACCTTAATTTTTGATTTCTTCACTTATTTACCCTTTTTGTGCGTATTGGTTGGAAGTGCACAATATATCCTTATTTGGTGTGCTATATCTACCTATCTATTGGATAGGTGAATATATATTGTAGTTATCGGTAATTCAAATGTTCTCTTGTTACACTTATCATTTTATCTATACTCCGTACTATCTCATTTACATTCCACACACCATCGTGGTCTTTTCTGTAAAGTAAGGTTTCTGCTATTTGTGAATAGTGCTTCTTTGCTTCTTGTAGTCTATGTATTGCATATACAGACTCCCTCCCTATCTCACTTTTTAAAAAGTCATTGTAGTCAAGCTCAGAACTACCGATAACTTGTCCTAAATTCAAATTCTCACTCATTTCATTCTCTCCAATCAAAATTTAGCCCTAGAGCGTTATCTACAACACTCTAATCATTTCAAATTCAATTAGTTCACATTGACTAATGTGTTTAATGTGTTGGTTTGCAATGTAACAATCACCCATTTCTTTTGTGCTTTCAATAAGGCTCTCTATCGTATTTTCACTATCCATAAATTCGGGCACATCGCTGTATGTGATTTCTGCTATTAAAGCATGCTTTTTCACATATTTACCACCGTGCATCAATGTTTTAAATTTGTTCTCACTCATTCCAATTTCCTTGTTTCGTTGTTTGTCGTGCAGTAGATAACTACGGATATACCCAATTTGCTAGTGTCAGCAAAAAGGTTATACCCTCAATCGTTATCTACAACACTCTACTTTGGTTACTCGTATATCCATATCATCACTATCAGCATTTACATCTTTTTCAATCAAGCGTTTTAATTCCTCCTCAGTATAGTTTATCCATTCAGATACAATTTCAACTCGGTAAATCGTTGCCATATTTCTTCCTTTTGTTTCGTTGTTTGTCGTGCAGTAGATAACTACACCCTCATTCCATTGCTACGCAACGAGAATAAGGTTTCAAGCGTTATGTGTCATCTTCTGTGTTTGATATTTCCGTTTTTGTTGTCCACGTTTCCAGACACATTACCGCAATCAATATCTCCGTTTTTATTAGTTACATCACCCTTGACATTCCCTTCCACTTCAATATCACCATTCTTATTTGACACTTGATTGCAGTCACCCTTTACTGTGATTGTTTGGCAGTTGTCGGCTGTGATTTTTTCAACATTCCCATCCACCTCTATTGTGATTGTCTTTGCATCGGGTGTCATGTCTTTACCATCTACAAATACCTTGTTTCCGTTTACGCTTACTGAGTTCCCTGAGTAAGAAGTTCCATTTATTATAATCATTATTTCTTCCTTGTTTAATTTTTTAGTTGTTTATCAGACGACACATAACAGAGGTTAAACACAAGCTTCGCCAGTGCCTAGCCTCGTAAAGTTATGTACCATTCGTTTTTATGAAGTCTTGCTTTTGTAGTTCGTTAATTATGTCTCGCATTACATACACTAATTCATCATATCCCCACGATTCCATGGTAACATCTCCGTTTTCATCTAGTGCATCAGTTTTAAATCCCATAGCTTCTAGTTTTAGTATATTCTCTTCGTGGTCAGGGAATGAACTCATCATTAACCTTCTTTCTTGTTTATTTTAGTTGGTTTTGAACGGTACATAACTACACCCTCATACAATCACATTCGTGACTGAATAAGGCTTCACTCGTTATCTACAACATCTCTTTTAATGTTTCAAGTGTTTTATCGTGAAGCTCATAACAGAGGTTAAAAGTCATTGCACGACTTCTAGCCTCGTAAAGTTATCGTTCAGCTTCTATCCATCTAGTTAAAGGTTTAAGATCCCCCGGGCATACCCGTTCTGCCTCTTCCAGGCATTCATCTACGCTGCTGTTACATTGGATCTTTATGTCGATCCTCTTTGTATAGGTAGTGGAGTCATAGGTGTCCGCGCATATCACTGCAGCATAGAAGGGTGAAGGCTTTGGTGCTTTAACTGCCTCCGGCTCGAAGTCTATACATGCAGCTGCTATGGCTAAAGTTATAGGTACTGCCGTTAGTATATGATTCCCCACCTAAGCTCCTCCTGTCTTACGTTTACGGTCGTTGTATCTCTGCTCATGGCGGTTTACCCCGCCTTCTGTTACTTTAAAAGCGCCAAATCCTTCAGCTTTAACTTCTTCACCTTCTTTAGGCCTCTTGTCCATCTCGCCTTTAGGTATCGCCACCACCCCTCTAGCTTTAGGTGTCATCCCATAAGACTTGAGGATTTCCAAGTGGACTCTGAGAGTTGACTGCATAGCAGCTACTTCAGGCCTTGCTTTACCTGTGTAGTCATCAGTATAACCATTGATCGCGACATCTCTTTGGAGTTTTCTGAGCTCTCGGTAGTTGAGCACCATAGCCTCGAATGAGAAGTAGTCCATCTCAGTACTAACGCCAGCTCTGTACACAAGGTCAGCAAACTTGCCCCATATCCTAAGCCCTGGATCATCTAGCCACTCAGGAGGCTCAAACTTGGTAAGGTCAGCAGAGCTAGACATCCTATTGTCCCTGCGATCTTTCCTGGTGTAAGCCCCGTCAGAAGTCATGATGTCTCTCTTCTTTGGCTTGTTTTCTTTTAATCTTCCATCACTGCTCATTTAAAGCTCCTCACCTTTCTATTATATTCAAACGTGAACAGGACGTTTATAACTACTGTGATTGAATACACAGCTAGTGCGTCGAGTTCTGTCCCTAAATGTAGAAACACTGTCAAGAACACTGAAAGTAGCATCTCAGCAAAGCCTAGATACCAGGCGCCGAGTGGCCCAAACAGTAGTGATAAGATTAGATTCATTCCATGTGATTTATTCATTTTACTTCTCCTAATAGGGGTACCCCCCTTGGTTTGAATTTGACTTTCTGTAGAGCTATGGGTGTCAAAAATTTTTTTCGGCTCCCGTGTCCTACGCTGTTACAGATAATATAACTTAAACTTTCTGCAAACTCAAGATAAAAAGTAACAAAAATGCACATTTATTTTCAGCAAGAAACCCAAAAAACCTCTTAGCTCTTATAGAATAAAGGCTCAGAGGTTTTTCAGAAAAGTAATAAAAATGTTGTTTGAGATAAGTTAGAAGTTTTAATTGAACAATTCCTGGAAAATATCAAGAGTTTAACCAAATGGTTAACATAAAGTTTAGATCAAATTTCTTGGAGATATTCAAAGGTTCTATTCAGAGAAGTTCTATATATTTTGCAGAAAATTTAAAAAGCCCAGCGAAAACTCAAAAACCAAAATGCAAAACGTGATCGAGAGCTTTCTCACGGGCAGCCACGAGAATTAGTTTTCAAAAAATATAAATTCGATCGCGCTTTTTTGCAGCGGAATAGGCCAGAAAAGTGGTTTTTCAAGGTTTTTGAGGGTGACTTTGCATTATAAAAACATCAAGTTTTTAAAAGTCAAGCCAAAAAAGTCAAAGTCTCTGAGGCTATATTCTATAAGGGCTGAGAGGTTTTTGGCCTTTTGTTCACTGCTTTTGCGCATAAAAACTACTTTAATTTCTAAGGGCTATGATTTTCAAGGACTTAGCATCTTAAGATTTTTTGCGTGTTGGGTAGTGTTAGTTTGGAGTTGGGAACCTTTAAACGTCCCATCTAAATAGAATGTAATATCAAAATGTAAGGAAGTCAAGCA